GCTGAGACTCCACTGCCCAGGTCTGTACAACCCCGACAGGAAATTCTGCCATTGATTGTTTTGCCACAGCAAATACTTGTTGCTGTATTCGTTGTAGACCCAATACGTTGCATCTTGATTGCTGGCAGGATCCCATGCCACATACCACTCTGCACCATCATATTCCACAACAGCATCTGCTGCGGCTGCCAAGGTGCCCCATATCAAGTTATCTTGTGCCATGTCAGCAGTGAGAAGATATCGGTGCCCAGTTGCAGCCGCAGGCAATCCAGAGCCAGGACCAGTTTTTTCAGGGTTAATCACAGCATCAATGTTGGCTATTTGCGTGCCCGGCAGAGTAGTTTGATCTATACGCCAAATCATTTGATTTTGGTTGTTGGCATCATAGTCCAGGTATCCCACAACTCCTGGTCCCGACGGAGATACATCGTCAGTTAGGCGCACTTTGAGCTTGCTGCCTGCAGTGTTGTGTTGGCTATAGCTTTTGAAGTTGCCATATGCCTGCAACAAACGCCACCATGCAAAGTTCCCTCCTGGATAGCTTGCGGGCAAGCCCAGAGAGCTCAGCACTCCTGGCGTGACCTCACTAAATGTCATGTCCAAGTTGGTGTAGTTGATAAACTGTGGCTGATTGCTGTTGAACAGCATGCAAGTATAACCGCTGGGAGTTTGACTGTTGAAGGATTCAGTAGCCACTGCAACAATATTGCTGGTCACTAGACAGTTGTGGCCATTCCAGGAGAATTGGTCACCCACTGTGAGATCAGGATTCACAGAGCCCCACACCACAGTGGCATTGCGGTCAGGATCAGTCAGTAAACCAGCCGCAGTGCTCAATTGCAGTTTAGTCTGTCCGTTTTCACTTGTGATGTTGATGCCGTGATCACCAGGCTCTGTAAAAATGCGTGTCAAAAATTCCACGCTTTCCCAATTGACATTGTGAACGTCTTGACTACCAGTAACATCCACAATGTCTGTGATGATTTCATTAATAATAGCTTGACGTTTGACTTTGGCTGGTGGATTTATCCAAACGGGTATCTTAAATGTCATAGTCATGACATCAATGGGATTGTCTGTGCCCTGAGGGATACTTCTGCTGGTCCAAGTAATGGAATCTTGCATCTCAATATAAGACAATATACTCCAATCCAGAGTATTAACACTGGTTTGAATGGTAATACTGGGATTATATAATACCAAAAGCTGTTCGGCGAGTTGTTCTTTTTGGTCCAGGTTGTTGGTCCAGATGTCCACTGTTACAGTGATATCATAAGGCACAGGCATATAACGCTGAACTGTGTATCTGTTGCCAATGTCGTTGCCATATCGTTGAGTTTCCTCATCATACAACCGCTCGTTTACTTGCACAGTATCAACGAAAGTGGGGTCCTGCCTGCGTGTGCTGTTCATATTAATACTGCTAATATGACACGTAATGAAGGGGCAGCTTAAAACCTTGTTCTCACTGCCCCCTCTCACTACGTTTTCTGCAATGCGGCTGGGGTCTCCATATCTACAGGGCACACGAACCAACTCCCCAGTTCCATACTGAATGTAGAAGTTACTAAAAGCTCGTATAATTTGCAAACGATAGTTGCGTATTTGGCCGCTGTAGAAATATTGCATATTATTGGCTCAAAACTGCCATGCAATGATGTGTGCGAGCAGTGCGATCATCAAGACCAATTGTTCCGCCATTGATCACTTTGGTGAGATGCAGCACATCGTTTTGGTCCGCATACTGATTGCACTTGTGACTGGTCCAATACCAGCAAGCACTGGCCACAGCACCCTCAGGTGTTGCCAACAGGTCGGGATTTTCCACCAAGCGGTCATCACCAAAGACATCGTGGCTGCATTTGCGATAATTGTCCTTGCCTGTGAGTTGGATCAAACCACGACCATGGTATCGGAATCCGTCACCGGTTTCTTCTGCCCCATTGCCCATTCTGCCCCCATACACACGGTTGGCAATCAGTTCGGGCTTGCGTTGGTAGTGCAGAGCCATGTCGTCTGTGGGAAAATACTTGGGGAAAACTCCCCGCAGACCCTTGGCGCTGTAGTTGAGGTTCTCCTGGATCTCGTGCAAGTCGCCGCTTTCGTGTCCACATTGTGCAAGAAAGTGTGCCATGCGCAGGGGAGTGTTGATTTCAAACTTCTCCATGTAAGCAACAATGACATCATACCATTGGTCGATACCATGTCCTGGAACACATGCAGCAAGTTGTTGTTGTGTAATCATAAAATGTCTCCTTGTTAAAGTATGTCAGGGTCAAGACGCGGAATAACTGCATCTCGAAGGTTTTGTTTTTCAGGCTGCTGAGTACCATCAGTCAACGTAGTGATGGCATTGTTGTTGATGAATGTTGCAAGCAATCTGTTTGCTGGCAGCCAAGGTGCTCTCCAATTGGTTTCTATTCTCACCCATCGGTCAGTAGTTCTCTTATACAACAGTGCAGGTGAATAGTCGATTCTCAGGAAATAGTCGCCCTCTTTGTAATTGCCCGGCCAAGTTATGCCCTGTGCCACTGGCTTGCTTTGGTTGGGAGGAATACCATCACTATTCCACAATGTAACAGGCTTGTCCAAATCACCCAACAGCACATACAAATGTGCAGCTTGCAGATTTCTAAATGGCACTGCCTCCGCAGCCAGATCCAAGATCTTGTCGTTGATTGCCAACTCTGCACCGCGAGTGCTTAGTTCACTTCCCACAGTGGCCACATTTCCACTGTTATCAAGAACTTCGTTACCCAAACTGTCCAAAATGGGTGCATTCATGATGTCTTTGTATTCTTGGGTGTCTGTTATGGGGTTGCACTTTACACGCCACAGATGCGGCCACCAACTGGGGCCGTATCCTTCTGCAGGACGTGTGCCTTCTTGAACCACATAATACTTGCTGATCGCTGCCACTGTGCCAGCAACTAAATCGTCTCTCTGGTTGAGAACTTCAATAACATCACCTGCTGTGATGCGGCGGCCAAAGATATTCACCATGGTGTTGAGGTGGAACGTAATGAACAGGGTGTCGTTGCTGAGAAACAAACCAAACTGACGCAAATCAAACTCACTGTCGCTTATTTGATAATGCCCGCGCAGGCTCCATACATCAGGATCATACTTTCTGTCACGTATTTCCATGTTTACCACGTCTTGAATAGTCATGCCAAACGGATCGTCGCCCGACATATCCAAACTCAAAGAGCTGTTTGTGCTGGCAGCAAGGTCAGGTCCCATGTATTTGTGAACGTAGAACTCCACCCCACCCACTTGATATTGCTGAGCAATAATCTTGTCGGTGAACTGGTAGTCCTTGGTTTTGGTGCCTAAACCACGCCACAGGCTGAGCTTTGCCATATTGAATCCTTGTGTATGCGTGTATATTTATAGATGCACTGAGTGCTAAAACATTTTCATAATGGCCGTGCCATGGCTGATCATTTTGTTCTTGGTTTCCGCTGCTTTGGCTTGTGCCTCGGGGCTAGCCGCTTTGTCAAATTTAGTTGCGTTCACAGCCACTTCTAATTTTTTCAGGTAATGCTCTTGGAAGTTTCTTATGAAATCATTGGCGTTCTTGATAGTCTTGAGGTTGAAACGGCCATACATCTGATTGTCCTCAAAGCTTTGTGACAAACCCTTTATCAAATTGACCAACTTCATTGCTGTGATGTTTTCGGGATCTATACCAGGGTTGGCTTTCAACAGCGGGGATACTTTAATATTGGCTACAGATTCACCAGGAAAGATTTTCTTGTATAGTTCCACCAATATGTCCAAGCCAAATCTCTCAATGTCACTACTCAGTGTTTCCAGTGCGCCATACTTGCGACTTTTGGCAAACGGCAATGCCTCACCGTCCTTGATTTTGATCTGTGCCCCAGAACCTTGAATGCTGATGTGCATAATCTCACCCAAGGTGCTAAACAAATTTCCATACATTGCACCTTTTACTTTGTGAGCAGGTGTCATGCGATACTGTGCCCATTTTGCCAAGTGCGCCGGAGTCCAAATCATGTCCACTTGAACGTATTGATCAGCTGATATTTGAAATATTATGTGCCCAGCACTGGGTTTTCCTTGATCGTAGACATAAGCAGGGTGCGTTTGAGCCACAAACTTATCTGCCAAGGTGTTCAATTGGCTGGCCAACTGGCTCACAGACTGTGATTTGTCCTGCACAGGTGCAATCATTTGTAGATCAATATCACCATATGTTGCATCCGATGAGTCTCGTGCATGCCAAGCGGTGCTACCCAAGGGGTTACCCATTTTCACAGTGGGGTGGTTTTGAGACGACAACCAATTATTAAAATCTGTGGTGAATTTTGCCACAACAGACAACGCTTTCTTTACTACTTCAGGCGTAATGACTGTACCTTGTGTTACAACATCGCTCCACCCACCTTCTCGCAGTGCAGGGGCAAATATTTCTGATATTTTCATGTACTATTCCTATTTCAATGCCAGTTACAGGGAGAAATCGGCAAAGTTTGGTTTGTCGTCCACAGCGGGCGGTATCGCACCATACTTGAAGCTGATTTTACCAGCTATTCTGCTGCTGAAATAGTTCTTGCCTGCATCCAAATACACTGTTCCATCAAACTCAGCTGGGTAGATGCTCTTGAAACCTGTGATGTGAACGTCGTTTTTGACAACTTTGGCTGTGGTGTAAACCTGCAAGATGCTGGCTTGGTTCAAGAATGCCAAGCATCCTTCTCCAAACTCTGGCACCTGGTTGACATGCACACTGACTTTCTTGGCCAAGTTCGCCAACAGCACAAATCCAATGCGATATCCTGACACATCCGGTCGGCTGCCATATTCATTAAACAGTTTCTGCGCCGCCGGGCTGAGCTTGCTGACATCGTTTTGATCCACTGTGACCAAACGGCGTATTTCTGTGGCAAGAGCATCATCACACATGCCAAACCGTATGGCCAACTTGATGGGACCTTCAATGGCA